CTACTCCGCGATATCTTTCTGAGTAAAATCCCGGGTCTCCGTGTCCTTGGAAACGTCCCATTGTCCTTCATTGTTGACATAATAGTAGATGTACCCTCTTCCCGGTGCGATCTCTTTTTCGGAACGAACATAGGCGTTTCTCGCAAGCACCCCTGTCTTGGTGAGATAATACTGCTCACCTTTGTACGACACCCACTGTCCCGAGATCATACCGCCGTCCTCTCCGATATAATACACACCGGAAGCGTCCTTAAACCATGTGTTACGAATCAGCGCTCCTGCGTTGTCAAAGACGTACCAACGACCATTGATGTACAACCACTTCCCTGCTGCCCTGTGACCGTTCTCTTCGATATAAAACCACGCGTTGCCCTCTTTCACCCAGCCTGTGATTGCATTGGCTCTGTGTGCTGCACACGCGGTGTAGGCGCACCAACTCACACACATCTGACACCACGGCTCACCATTGAGGCCGTACCACCGTCCGTACTTGGTTCTGTTTCGGTTTCCGGGGTTGGCGGTTTTAATGTCCAAACCGTTGTCGGATGCCTTTTCTACATAACCGACCTCTCCGAGTACCGTGTCAATCATTTCCTTTACAGTGCAGGTGTCCTCACCATAAAACGGGCGACCGAAACCATTGATGAGATTTTTACCGCCTACCTCATTCGGGTGGAAGGTGTACTCTTTGAGAGCCACGCACCCGCCGTCACGGGAATATCTCCCCGGAGCGGTGTTACCCTCTCCAACCTTCATGGTGTACGTTCCTGTGAAGTTCTTTCTCACGGTTACCACCACTCCCACATGTGCCACTCTACCCATGGAAGCGTGATAGAAATACACAATGTCACCGTCTATCGGGATGGTGAACCAACGTCCTGCTCTTACGAACAGGCTTTTTCCGGTAGGCGTATAAGCCGTATAATCGCCACAGAGCAGCTTCTGCCCCGCCTGGTGTGCATTCATACCTTTTCTCCTTTCCTTACAAGAAGAGGGGCTTGTAGCCCCTCCTGTCACTCATTGGTAATCGGGTCGAGAGCATCCTCACTCTCCTTACCCACTCTTGCGCTGTCAATGAGGCTCTCACCAAATACGTAGGTGACAACCGACCCCGCAGCCATGATTATGGCCGCAACCTGTGCCGTCTCATTCTGAGTAGACCCTCTGAACATCATCACGCTCGTTACAAGACCCGCGACTGCGAGCCAGAACTTTCTACTCGTAAGCTTTCTTCTCAAATTCTCAAGATTCATTTTTATTTCCCTCCTTTGGATTGGCGAACCCATGGTTTCTTAGGTTCGCGTTGTACTGCTCCCGTATGTACTCTGCCATTGAACCCGCAATCCCGTTCTGGAAATCCGGGTGCGTGTGGCAATAACGTGTGTATAAGTCCACGTCCATCATGGCTTGGTCAAAACTGTCCTTAGAGTGGGACACATCGTTGAGAAGTTCGTCTCCAAACCTCAGGATTCTCACCCGTGCCGTGCGAATATTGTTTTCTTCGTTTGCCTTCGCCACCGATGTAACCTTGTCCGAGAGCGCCGTAATGCGCTTATCAATTTCCGATATCTTCTCGGAGACTTCTCTGTTTAATTCCTGCCCTAATACGCGAGCGAGAAGCGATAAGGGGGCTTTTCCCTTTGGCATTAGACGCTGTAAAACAAGACTTGTTATCACAACTACCCATGCCAATGATGCCAAAATTGTATTGGCATCGATCAATCGCGCAAGGTCATCAAATTTCAATCCTCCTCCGAACGATGAGCGTTGCTGTCTGTTGCCAAATCCTCACGTCCCATCGCCTTGAGTGCCGCTGCCACGCCAGCTTTCAGCCGCTTCGCAAGTTCGCCGAAAGTCATCTTCCCTGCGATAATCAGTTCTGCAAACATCTTGTGAATCGTCTTAATCTTGATCATCATTCTCCCTCCTGCAACGCTTCGTTGATTGCACGCATGATATCCGCCTTAAGTTCCGCTCTCATTTCGTCGCTTCGCTTGATAGCGTTCTGTAACTGCACCTGCAACGTGGCAGGCGTTTCCGACATGACAGGTTCCGGGTTCTCTCCGCTCACGTTTACAGCGTCCACCTTCATCCCGTCCGGGACTTCCAGAATCAGCGCCTCAACGTGTTCAACGTCACACTCACCCGTCACCGCAATCACGTCACCCGTGTGTCCATCGAAAATCACTGTCTGCTTCATAATCCTCCTTTCTGCTTACGCAATGAGTTCAATCTTTTCGACCTTTGCCAAGAATCTTCCGCTGTGTCCTTCCTTTCTGAACAAATTACCCACATGGATTTTCACAACGATAAACACCTGTCTCGATATATCAGAAACGGGAATCGAAATGGTAGAAACACCCTTTATTTGGTTCGAAACCTCACGAATCGGTGAGGCCGAACGGTTACCCGGAGAGCCATTGACTCTGGTCATATAAACCCGATTATCCACCCACCAATGGTCAGTAGCGTTCACAGCTTCTGTTCTCAACGTAACCTTTACTTCTCTAAAGGGTGCTAGGTCTACAGAAGGGGTAAAAGCCCACCACCAATCGTTCTTACCATCCGAACTTCCGTTTTCTCTCGGAAGTTCGTCCCTGTATGCATCTCCGACTTGCAAACGGTTCCCACTTACCTTTCCAGTAGCCCACCCCGACAAATGAGTACCGTCAAAGTGGGCATTTTCAAAAGGGACACAAGTGGCTGCGTAATCCGGCATCGTGCCCTGTACACCGAGAATTGAAACCCCTGCTCGGATGTTCTGCGGTAATAGGGTCGGCGCAGGCGCTTGCGCCCACATTATGTCGGGGTTGATATACGAACCGCCGGGCATACGCATGAATACAACTCTTCCTCTTGCCCCGTAATCTCCTGCGAAAACCGTGTTCTCAAGAGCGTCCATCACACCCTGTCCACCGATATCTCCAGAGCGTACCCAACGCTGAATTGAGCCTTCGAAATTCATTCCCCACTTGCTCGTGCATCTTGCGCCCTTTAGTAGCTGTTCTCTCACAGCATCTCCCAGAGCACTTGAGGGCATCGTTACATGTGGATATCCATCGGGTCTTGTGTAATACGCAGAGCGCTGCGGTAAGTGAATCCAGAGCGTTTGGTTGTTTGTATCAATGCCAAACTCGCCGTGATTGTAGGAATACGCACCCTTGCCGTCACCGCTTCCCATCGTGTTGATAACGGCAATCTGTCCTGCTTTTCCGAGTACGTTGTAGCCCTGTAGCATCTTGGACGCATCAACTCCTGCCGCCTGTGCTACAGTGTCCACAGAGGCCTTCACTTCGGGTGTGCCGTATCTGCCGTTCTTGCGATATGCGCCGGGGAGCATCCCCACATGCACCAGACCATCCGAGACGGTCACGCCCGTGGTCGGCTGCTCGCCCTCACGCTCCACCATTGAACCTTCTACAAGTTCATCGTCAACGTAGGCGATTGCTCCTACTACCATGTCGGCAGCAGTAGCCGTTGCGTCATCGGTCGGTGTTCCTCCGCCAGACTGCATTAAGATTTTTCCCATGTCACACCTTCCTTATGTTCAGCACGATATCTCGCGCAGGTTTCCGATACACTCTGAAAACCAATTTACCCGCCTCAGTGATACCTGTGCCCGATGTGATAATCGAGAACGCTTTGTTGTAGGACTTCTGCTCATCGGGAAGCGCCATATCGGCAAGAGCGCTGCTGATTGTCACATTGTCATTTGCCGTGATTCCCGCAAGCGGTACGGTCTGAGAGTACGGAGCAGAATCACCTGTCCATCCGTTCGCTCTGAGTGTCACCTGTGATACGGTTTTCAATTCGGTAATCTGCGCCTGCAAATTCCCTGCTGCGTTTCCACTCAGCGTATCTCGCACCGTTGCAAACCACGCATCGAAAGCCGCCTTCTGGATTTCGGTATATCTGTCCATCGAAACCCTACCTTGCTGCTTCAATCCTTCAAAATACTCTGTGAGCGCTTGGTAGGTTTCGTCACCTTTCCCCCGGAACGCCTGTTTCTGCGAATCGAAATACGCCTTGAACTCTTCGTACAGGTTGGTACCACCGTTGAGCCGACCCATGATGTGATTCAGCGCTTCGTTCATGCGGTTGGCATCTCTCGCACCGAAGAAGGACTTCTCCTTGCCCGTATACACAGTTACGTCTTGAAACGACACCGTACCGTCACTGTTATCGACTTGACTGTACTTCTTAAGCCCCTGCCAAACCGCGTCCGTGTAATCGGTAGGTAAATTCGACCACGCCATTTATAACCCTCCATTCATTCCGAAATTCCATGTGAACATCCGTCTACCCTCACTCTCGTTCATCAACCTCTCATAGAGGTCTAAGATTGCACTCTCGAGACGATTGAGTTCTTTGAAATCCATCGTTCCGCCGTTTTCCACATAAGTGGGTACAGCACCGTAGTCACGATTAAGCGTTCGAGCGTTTATCGTCACAAGATTGCTTTCGAGACTATTTATCTCGTCTGCATAGAAATAATCTTTCGGTGTCCTATCCGCTCCGAGTGAAACAATGGTGAAATCTTCGTACATCTTGGTAGCCAGTTCTCGGAGATATTCAATGTTATTTTTTATCCGATTGAAGTCAACCGCGTTAAATCTGTCACCGGTGTAAACCCCTGCTACCACACCGCCTTTCCAATCGGTTTTAGGTGTAGACCACGCCATTTATCCCCCAATCCTTCTGGCCGTGATTCTGCCAGAAAACGCCTGTTTGAAGTTCAGCAATTGGTGGGTAATCCCCACTTTCATGTCATTTCTGAACTCGTTTTCTTGATAGATAATATCCGTTGTGTCCAGTTCCGGATTTCCACGGGTGTCATATTCGTACTCAACCCCTGCCGTATAATACTCTGCGAGCCATTTGGCGAGGTCGTTGGCCATTTCAAGGTCGTTTATCAGCGGATTCTTCCAAATAACAGATTTACCGGTTGTGTTGAGCGTCACCGTTGCGTGCTTCTCAATCACTCTGTACTGTCTACCTGTTATCTCCAGTTTATGCGCTCCGCTTACGTTGAATCTCACGGTTATGAAGAAATCACCACTCTCGACCACCTCTACACCGTGTTCCACACCGTCTAACTTCACCCTGTACCCATAAGAAGGTTCTTGAATGTAATACGTCTCGGTCTTACCCGCAACCGTCTCCGTTTCCTCGTAAATGAGGTTATCCTCTTTGGTGTTCTCTTGATACAGATAGCACGGAACAACAATGTCCTTCACAAGTTCGAGTTTCGTTGCTCTCGGGAACGACAACATGTCTCTACGATTCATGGTGAAATCGGCAACATCGGTGAGGCTTAAACTGTTCAACACGATACGGTTATTTGGTTCATCCGTCTTAGTAAATTCGATTTTCATCACATCGAAATCATCAAATTCTCTGAGAACAGTGGTGGTTTTATCTATTTCATCATGCCCCACTTGATATTCGTTTACGAATTCTTCCCCGCGATATATTCGAATGATAAATTCAGACGGTAGCGTAGATCCAAACTCCAGTTTCAAACCGTAGTAGGCTCTGATTGCTTCCATCCTTACGGTGACAACCGGATTTTCTGTGAACGTTCCGTCTGTCCCGGAAACGGCTCTGGACACGTAACCCGTGTTGATTCCCGGCGCTCCGTCCCTCTGTAAGAAGTGCATCGAAGCGTCTACCTCTGTATAGTTACCCGCAAGCGTTGCATATTCCTCTTTCGTGCTATCGTTCAGCACGTTCTCCGCTCTTGAATAACTCTCTTCTCCGTTCGTGCTAATTGTGCTTTTCGGCATGAAGTTGGACTTAATCTGTATCTTCCCATCACGCGAAACGGTTAAAATGCACCTACAGGCGTTTGCGATAATCTGCAAGGCCTCTTTGTATCGCACCCTCGGTATCGGGTTGTTCGTGTACAACGTCTTAAGGCGCGGGTCGAGATAGTACTCCTTCACCTTCGCCTCTTTTAATACATCCTCTGCAAGTTCGTAATAACTCCTTGCTGCCGCCCTATACCGTCCCCGTATGTACTCACCGCCCATGTTTCGGAACACGTCTTGACAGCGGATAACGGCTGTGTGATCGTCACTTTCCCACTCAGAGCAGAGCAACCTCGCGCCCTGCACCCACTCCACATTGGGTGAACCTGGTGTTTGATATCCGTACATGATGTTCATTTCCTGCCCGGTCTCTAGGAAATTCACCGCCGAGTTAGGGTTGTCCACATTGAAATAGTGGTCGTAGTTTTTCAATGTTACCGAGAAATCAAACTGCGGTATCTCCGCACCTATCGGGGAAACGTAACTCTCAAGAGTTGAGTCGATTACAGCATCGTTGTGATACACAAGGCCGTAACCAAAAACGATTGAGTAAATTCGCAATCGACTCTGCGTGTTTTTCATTCTACGGAACACCATTCGTACACTCTGTGTGTTCGAGAGGACTTCCTCGGTGCTCCATCGTTCCTTGTTGTTATTTCTGAACTCTAGCCGTTGCCCGGTACTTCCCACAATGTCAAAATCCACGGGGTAATTCTCACCAAAATCAACGGTGAATCCCTTAATGTTGATCGGCAACGAACTGAGGGAAATTGTCATTTCAAAAGGCTGTTCCGATACCAACTTGTTCGACACAACCCCTGTATCATAAAACCCTACCCCTGCATTGCGGGGGAGGAAAAACATTGACCCATCCACCCTTGTGAAGTTCTCTTCAAGGGTAGCGTAAGCGAGCGCGTCTTTTCGCTCATGAAAAACCGTTCCGTTATTCGAGAACACCGCGAAATCACCGTTTTGAATTCTTGCATTCGCCTGTGCCTCTTGATTCATTAGGCCGAAAGAAATCATTATGTATGCTCTCTCCCGGAGGGAGGATTTCATGCTTTTCTTATATGCTTTTGATACGCGCTGCATATCCCCTCCCTTACTCTCCTGTGTCTATGAGATTTACCTTACAGTTGCGATAGTGTGTCGGTGTGCCGTCCTCGGTTACCCAATACGGCTCACCAGTTCGGTCGCCGCAATACATGCGGAGCGTTTTTCGGGTGTTGGTTACAGGGTCATTGAATGTAACATTCACAAAGAAGTCACTAAGAAGTGATAATATCCCTTCCCATTGTTCGGCGGTAAGCCAAGGCCATTCGAGACCATCAATCTTGTACTGATCTCGCCCAACTCTTTGTCCTACTACCGCTCCATTCGCGTCTCTTCCGCTGTCAACCACCGTGGTTACAATCACGCTCACCCCCCGCTTGCAAGGGGGCAGTTCGTGACCGTTAATTGTTAAATAGGCCATAACCGCCCTCCTTTCAATCGGTGAAGCGATAGCCGTTAGCGTCCTTCTGCGTGGTAACAGCATCCGTTACGGTACGGTTGCCAATTTTCACCACGGTCTGCTCGTGCTTATCTGCCTGTCTCTTGGTATCGTTTGCTATATCCTTGAGCGTAGGCTCAAGATACTCATGGTAGAAATCGCGCATGTTTCGATAGAAAGCATCGTCTGCGTCAATCCCCTCTCTCGATCGAGCCGTGTTTTCGTACACACTGCTCGCCAAAGACTTACCCGGGTCGAAACCTGTTGCACTCGCCAAGACCATATTTTCGTTGATTTCAGCTGCGTTCACGTTGATTGCGTTGATAACCGCGTTAGCACTTGTGACCATATCTCTCGACATGGCTCTCCAGTATCCACCAAACTGCGACATACCGCTAACGATGGACTCAAGCATGATTGCTCCGAGTTGGAATCGGTTGATTACCTCGGTTCTACCGTTCACATGACCCACAAGTTCAGCGCCACTCTCTCCGGCTACGAACATCGAACCGTGTGCCCGGTTTGTACCACCCGCGTACTTCGGCATAGCTTTCCAGGAGTTCGCTGTGATAACCGCTCCCGTGGCTGCTTTTTTGAGTTTCTTTGTCCGATTAGACCGAACGGGGTCTCCATCCGAGGTGGTCGATTTATGATTGAGACCGTCTGTAAGATTGCTGATTCCGTTTGTAACAGCATCCCACGCGCCTTTGATGAGATTAACCTTTATATCTATCGTGGACGTGCCAATCCAGTCTCTTACGCTCGACCAACCTTTCTTCTCAAGCGAGATATATTGTCCAATAACGGGTAGTTGTCCAATCCAACCCTGTACAGAGTCCCAACCGCTCTTAATGAGAGCGATAGCCTGTGACAAAGTGGGAATGTGACCAACCCAGTTGTTCACCGTATCCCATCCCTGTTTAATAAGGTGGATTCTCTGCGAGAGAGAAGGGATATCACCTACCCACTCTTTGACACTCGACCACCCCGACTTAGCAAGTTCAATGGTCTGATCGATAGCCGGGATTTTACCAATCCAGTCACTAACCGTGTCCCAACCTTCTTTTTTCAGACCAATCGCCTGTTTGCGCGGTGCAATATTACCAACCCAATCACTAACCGTAGACCACCCGTCTTTAGTGAGTTTAACAAGGGTTTCAACTTTCAAACCATCCTTGGTTTCGTTTGCCCACCACGTCTTTGCCTTTTCCCACATTTCGGGGACGTTGTTTTTAATTGCAACAACAACGGGGTTATTGGTGAACGCGTTTTTTATGGGTGTGATAATTGTGTTTTTAACCCACCCACCGATGTTTTTAACACTGTCTTTCAACCCGTTTAACAAACCGTCTATACAGAATTTTCCGATTTCAGCAAATACTTTGGACGGTGAATGAATCCCGAGTCCTTCTTTAACACCGTCAATGAACCCTTTAATGAAGTCATCTATCGCTTTAGGAATGGTTTTAAATCCCTCAATAACACCGTCCACAATCGCTTTACCAACGTCCACGAACCACTTCTTCGCGTCCGATAACGTTTTCGGCAGTGTCTTTGTAAAAAACTCCACAAAATCTTTTGAGATTTTATTAAAAAGCTGCGGTAAATCCTTTGAAATGAACTCGGGTGCAGTTTTGGTGAAAAACGTTGTTAGGGTGTTTGCAATCGCCCTGGTGGTCGAAGAAAACCAGTTTGGTATTTTAACCGTCACAAAATCAATGGCGCTCTTGATTGCCTTACCGAACTTGAGGCCGAGGTCTTTTCCAAGACCGTACCAATCGTAATTCTTAATGGGTTCCCATAGCTTGGTGAAGAATTGAGAAATCTCACCGGGAAGTTTCTCCACTTTTTGTTTGAATTTTTCCCACATGTTAGGAATTGTTTCTGTGAAGAATTTATGCAAGAAACTTGTAATTTCATCCCAATGCTGAATGACAGCAACGATACCATCGGTTACCAATCCAACTGCTAAACCAATAAGTGCTCCAATACCCGCTCCAATCGGGCCACCGAGAGAACCTATTATTGCACCAATGCCCGCTCCTGCCATGGTTGAACCGAGGGGGATCAACGTGCCGTTTAACCAGTTTAATCCGTTTTTCATTGCATCATATATACCGGTAAAAAACATAGGTACACCTGCAATAATTCCACCGATTGCCGCTCCAATCGCTGCCCCCGCTGCCGTTGCTGAACCAAGGCCTAGATTAGTGGCAGCCGTAGTTAATGCTTCTGCGATAGCACTATTTGCAAATGAGGTCGTAATCCAACCCGCGATCCCTTTTCCAAGCAGGGCACCACCACCGGCGGTTAAGAATGCACCCGATACAATCTGTGCAAAGTTCATCCCATTTAGTTGCGAGGTGATTGCATCAATAATGCCAGACCATTCCAAGGCTATACCTGTAACGGTCACTCCCGCGCCTATGGATATTAGTGCTTTGTTACCCAAGCCACCCGTTAACAATTTCGACAATAAACCAACGTTTGATAACAAAGCATCGGATATTTTCCATGCTGCAAAGCCCAACCCGATGGCTCCAACTGTTGTGAGGATTCTACCTAATCTTGTGTGCAATAAATCTGAGACGGATTTAACATCCTCCGTGAGGCCAAGCCAGTTCTTGAATTTCTGAATAATATCATCGACTCTGGAAGAAATCGCATTACCAAGAAAGTCATAGGTGGGAAGCGGTATATCAAAACCGCC